AGTGGATAAAATAACAGTAAAACAACAAACATTTGCAGATGAGTATATCAAAACAGGCAATGCGACACAAGCCGCCATTGCTGCCGGATATAGTAAAAAAACAGCGTATGCAATGGGGGCAGAAAACCTCAAAAAACCTCATATAAAAGCATATATAGATAAGCGGCTTGCAGAGATACAAAGCAAACGTACAGCAGACATGCAGGAAGTGCTGGAATACCTTACAAGCGTAATGCGCGGCGAAGAAAAAGATGAAAAAACGTATTGGGATGCAGACGCAGACAGTATAGAGGTCGTAGAAACAAAACCTAAAATTGCAGACCGCACAAAGGCGGCGGAGCTATTGGGTAAGCGGCTTGGTGCGTTTGAGACGCGAGAGAACGCTGAAGTACTGGAAAAGCTTGATAAGATTTTAGAGGGTGTGGACAATGTTGCAAATGACGGATAAACAAAAAGAGTTTTGGCGAGGCGCGACATGCCGTTGGAATGTTAAGGCTGGTGCCACAAGGTCAGGTAAAACATATCTTGACTATTATATGATACCACGTAGAATTAGGGCTTGTCAGTCAGAGGGTCTTATTATGCTTATAGGTAACACTATAAGCACGCTAAAACGTAATATACTTGACCCAATGCGGGAAATATGGGGTAAAGAACTTGTGCCGGAAACTGTCAGTAGTGACAACACAATCAAGCTATTCGGCAAAAAATGTTATGTACTAGGAGCAGATAAAGTCAGTCAGGTAAGTAAACTACAAGGCGCAGGGATAGAGTATTGTTACGGCGATGAAGTGACAACTTGGCATGAGGATGTATTTAATATGCTAAAATCCAGACTGTCATGTCAGCATAGCTTGTTTGACGGTACTTGCAACCCAGACAACCCTAGACACTGGTTTAAATTTTTTTTGGACAGCGATTCAGACGTTTTTAGGCAAGATTACACAATATACGATAATCAGTTTTTGTCACCGGAATTTGTAAAAAACCTAGAAAAAGAGTACGCTGGGTCTGTTTATTATAAACGGTTTATCTTGGGTCAATGGGCGATTGCGGAGGGGCTTGTATACGCCAATTTTGGAGATGGTAATATAACAAACACGATACCACCATCCGGTAGATATTATATAAGCGTAGACTATGGGACACGCAATCCATTTTCTGCTGGTCTGTGGTGTGTTACAGATAATGAGGCAGTGCGTATACGAGAGTTTTATTATAATGGACGCGAGCACAGTCACCAAATGACAGATGAGGACTACCATAAGGCTATAGATGATTTGGCGGCGGGTTTGCCGATTGAGTACATTATTATAGACCCATCCGCGGCAAGCATGATAGCAACCATACGGCGGCATGGCAAGTATTATGTTAAATCAGGTGCAAATAATGTGTTGGACGGTATCCGTGTGACAAACTCTTTGCTTAATTGTGGCAAAGTAAAAATACATGAGAGCTGCAAGGATGCAATTAATGAGTTTTATAGTTATGCATGGGACGACAAGGCAACAGAGGATAAAGTTATAAAAGACAACGACCACGCAATGGATGATGTTAGGTATTTTTGTAATACAATTTTAGCGCGTGAGTTTAAATGGTGCGATTGGACGGTGGAGACATGAGTAATAGTATTATTATGCGGATAAAGGAGGTAATTAGCAAAGTGTTTGGCAAAGAGTCAGCATCTAAGAGATTAGGGGTTAACGTTATTACATCAACTGATATGACAAGCGCAATAAATTTATGGTGTCAAATGTATCAGGATAATGCGCCATGGCTTAATGAGACAACAAAAAGTCTATGTTTGCCGTCTGCTATAGCATCAGAGATAGCAAAACTTGTGACGATTGAGTTTGAGTCAGAGATTAGCGGCAAGGATAATGACAATGCGAGAGCAGCCTACTTAAATGAGCAATACCAACCAATATTAGACCATATCCGCATATATACAGAGTATGCATGTGCAAAGGGAGGTATATTTTTAAAACCGTATGTGGACGGAGATAAGATACGAGTAAACTGTATACAGGCTGATTATTTTTTGCCGACTGCTTTTGATAACTCAGGCAAAGTAACGGGTGGTATATTTTTTGACGCAAAGACAATAGATGGTAAATATTATACACGTGTGGAGTACCACGATAAAGTGGGACCCAAGTATCACATTGTAAATAAAGCATTTGTCAGCATGTCAAGGGATACGCTTGGGCGAGAGATTAACTTGCAGGATGTGCCGGAGTGGGCAGATATAGAGCAGGATACAACTTTAGACAATATAGAGCGCCCACTATTTGCATATTTTAAAATCCCGCTTGCAAATACGATTGATAGCAATTCACCGCTTGGCGTGTCCGTATATTCCCGCGCCATAGACCTTATAGAAGAGGCAGATAAACAATATAGCCGGTTATTGTGGGAATTTGAGGGCGGAGAACTTGCGCTTGATGTTGATTCATCCACCATTAGACCATACAAAGATGGTAGAGGTACAAAACTGCCTAAAGGTCGTGAGCGTCTATTTCGCAAGTTGGAGTTGGGTGATACAAACAAATCCACATATAATATCTTTGCACCTCCACTGCGCGATACATCCTATATTAACGGCTTAAATAAGATATTGCAGCGGATAGAGTTTAACTGTGGATTGGCATATGGGACATTTAGTGACCCACAGCAGACGGATAAAACAGCGGAGGAGATAAGGGCAAGTAAACAACGCAGCTATGCTACGGTATCAGACATCCAAAAGGCGCAAGAGGCGGCATTAAGAGACCTTATTTATGCCATTGATACATATTGCACATTGTATAATTTAGCACCAGCAGGGAGTTATGATGTGTCCTTTAATTATGATGATAGCATCGTTGTGGATAGTGTGGCAGAGCAGGCAATCCGTATGCAGGAAGTAAGCAGTGGGATATTATCACCTGTGCAATATTTAATGTGGCGTTATGGAGTGACCGAGCAAAAAGCGCGGGAAATGATGCCAGATAATGACGGCATAGCGTATGAGGATGATAGTAATGCTGCAACCTGATTATTTACTACATATTGCAGACCGGGCGGTTGACATTAGTGCAGAGCTGGAAAATGATATTATACGAGACATTATTCGGCGGCTGAATAATACAGATTTTGTTATGACACAATCTGCAAAGTGGCAAATACATAAAGCACAGCAGGCGGGGGCGTTATATGACGATATTATACGCCAAGTAGCAGCCGGAACAAAGAAAACGGAATATGAAGTAAAAACTTTGTTTGAAGATGCAGCGGTGGAGACTTTGGCATATGATGAACGGCTTTTTAAACGTGCGGGCATGGTTCCGCCAACGCTAAAGAGCAGCAAAACATTGCTGGATATTGTGAATAATGGATATAAAGCAACATGCAACGAGTTACGCAATTTCACACGCACAACAGCGAGCGCAGGGCAGACGGCATTCATCAACGCAGCGGATAAAGCATACATACAGGTAATGAGTGGGGCGTTTGATTATAACACGGCGATTTATAACGCTGTTAAAGACCTTGCACAGCAAGGGGTAAAGGTCAGATATGACAGCGGACATACAGACCGTATAGACGTAGCTACGCGGCGGGCAGTTATGACAGGTATCAATAAGACATGCGGCGATTTAGAGGTAGAGCGCAATAATGAGATGGGTGTTTATATATATGAGGTAACAGCACACGCAGGGGCGCGAGAATCGCACGCAGTATGGCAAGGCGGCTGGTACGATATACGCGGTGACGGATATAGTGAGTATGCGGGACTTGCGGAATCTACCGGATGGGGAACTGGTGCAGGTTTGGAAGGTTGGAACTGCCGACACTCTAAACATGGTGTCATACCAGGCATTAGTAAGCCAGCATATACTAAGGCAGATATAGAGCGTCTTAATAGCAAGACTGTGGAATATGACGGAGATAGTATTCCGCGCTACGAAGCACAACAGAAACAACGTGGCATGGAGCGAGATATACGAGATACAAAACGCAATCTTGCAGCAATGGATGCTCTGGGCGACAATCCACAAGCAAAAGCAGAGTTTAACCGTTTATCCGTCAAACTTAAAAAACAAGAGAGTAAATTGAGCAACTTTTTAGAACAGACAGGACTTAAAGAGCAACGTTCGCTTGTGCGTGTTCCGGGTTTTGGTAAATCGCAGGCACAAAAAGCCGTACATGCAAATAAAACGGAGTTGTCAAAACGTAAAAAAGATGGTATAATAAAATCATCAAACGGAAAAGCGGCAATTAATAAACGGGCAACAACGCGACTTGAAAAGTATGCAAAAACTAAATGGGGCGTTAAGAGTGTAGATTTATCTGGACTAGATGCAAAAGCAATTATAAAAACGTTCCGGCAAATGGACAGGGTATTTACAGATTTTCCGGCATTGCAGGGGCAAGTAGTAGACATCATTAAAAGTGATAGTGCAATAATGAGTTGTCAGCCACGCAATAGATTTGATGGCGTAAATATTAAATTTAATAAAACGTTATTTAATGATGCACAAAAAATAGATAAAATTTATGATGATAATTTAAAATTATATGGCAGCCCGATAGGGACAAAATATTACCACACCGGGGCGCATGAACTTGGGCACGCAACGACCGCAGCAATTATAAAAAAACATTATGGCGTTACGTCTGCAATGTCACATGACTGGAATAATGATGACACAGCAAGATACATTGTAAGTAAAGCTGTAAAAGGTATAAAAATGTCAGATGCAGATATACGCAGAGGTGTAAAAGCATATGCACATATATTAAGAGTCGATGTTTCAAAATGCACTGATGACATGTTATTACAAATTTATAAATCATTTAACAATATGGACAAAAGACAAGTTAAACTATGTAGTATATCTAATTATGCATCCGTAAGTCCTGCCGAGACGATTGGAGAGGCATTTAGTGATTGGTATGCTAACGGAAAAAATGCAAACCCGATTAGTAAAAAAATAATATCTATTGTTAAGGAGTTGTTACAATGAGTGCGCTGATAGCAAAATTTTTACCATACGCAATCTACAAAAAAACAGAAAAAATAAACTTTGCCGGGAAATTGGTTGATGCACCGCGCGGAGAGATTATAGGCATACAGACGGATGCGCCACCGGAAGCAAAAAAAGAATACGAAGAATATATGAAAATGAAAAAAGAAGAAAAAATTTAAACCGCTTACAAGCATTTGTAGGCGGTATTTTTATACCCAAAATTGGGAGGAGGTTTAAAAAATGAATATGTGCGGGGTTCCGCCGTAGCACTTATGCACTGCATGGGTGCTTTTATTATGTTTAAAATTGGTCTACCGTGCAGACCTGAATAATGCGCGGCGGCAGGTGAAGCAACCACGTGAAAAAGCATAGCTGGAATTTAGGAGGAAATAATGAAAACAGAACAATTAACCGAGTTAGGTCTAACAGAGGAACAGGCGAAACAAGTCCTTTCGCTGGCAGGGAAGGACATTGAAAAGTACAAAAACGACAACGCAACACTGAGGACGGAAAACGAGGATTTAAAAACGCAAATCGGTGAAGCAAATAATCAGATTGAGCAGTTTAAAGGCATGGATATCGACGGAATTAAGCAAGCGGCAGCCGACTGGGAGCAGAAAGCGAAACAGGCAGAAACAGACGCAGCGGCGAAAGTAGAAGCTATGCAGCGCGATTATGCGCTTATTGGCGCGCTGAGGGACAACAAAGCTAAAAACCCAGAAAAGTGCTTGAAATTTTTAGATGTGGACGCATTGTCGTTTAAAGACGGTAAGTTTACGGGGCTCGTTGAGCAGATTGACAATCTAAAAGCAAGTGACGGTTATTTGTTTGACAGTGACGACAAAAAACCTAAATTTGCGGGGTCTACGCAAGGAGCCGGTAATGGAGTAACAGACAGTTTTTTAGCAAGCGCGCGGAAAGCGGCTGGACTTAAAGATGATAAGGAGTGATTTTAAATGGCAAACAGCCTAGAGTATGCAAAAAAGTTTTTACCAATTATTGATGATATTTACAAAGCACAGTCCATCACAGAGGGCATGGACGCAGCAACAAAGGTTGATTTTACAGGTACAAATGAGGTTAAAGTGTTAAAAGTATCGACAACGGGATTGGGTGATTATAGCCGTAGCGGTGGCTATCCCAAAGGAGATGTAACAGCCACCTGGGAAACGCTAAAACTCACGGAAGAGCGTGGCAAGGAGTTGTCTATGGACAGAATGGACGATGATGAAACGCTCGGTATGGTATTTGGCACAGTTGTCGGCAACTTTATGAGAGACCACGTTATACCGGAGTTGGACGCTTACCGTTTTGCTAAATATGCAAGTGCGGAGGGTGTTGGCACAAAAAGTGGTGTAATTACAAAAGAGAGTATCCTTGCGGATATTGATGAGGCAGTGCGGCAGATGGATGCAGACGAGGTTCAAATGGAGGGACGTATTTTGTACGTTAACAGCAATCTAAAGCCGATTTTAAACACAGCGTTAAACCGTCAATGGGGTAGCGATGGTACAATTAATACTCAGATTAGCGGGTACAACGGCATGACAATTAAATATGTCACGCCCGGACGTTTTTATAGCGGTATCACACTCAATGACGGGTCAACAAATTGGGGATTTACAAAAGCGGCAGATGCTGTACCGATTAACTTTATGTTGATTTACCCACAGGCTATTTTGCAGGTAACTAAATTTGCATTGCCTAAGATTTTTGACCCTGACACAAATCAGGATAAAGACGCGTGGAAATTTCAGTACCGCCTGTATCATGATGCTTTTGTTTATGATAATAAAGCAAAAGGTGTATATGTGCATAAAGCAACAGCCGAGTAATAGGAGGTCTTTGTAATGGTAATTAAAAAAGGTAATATCTATAGAGATATTGACGCAAAACACGCGCAGGAATATTTTAATAAAGGTTATGCGGAAGTATCGGTAGAAAAAAAGAAGCAGGAAGCCGCAAAGAAAAAATAAAGGATGGTGATAGGGTATGGAAAACATGGTAACATATGCGTATTATACCGAGACATACAAGGGCGGCTCCATACCCGAGACCGCCTTTGACAGATATGCAAGGGACGCGGAGCAGGATGTCAACCTGATAACGTTCGGGCGTATCCACAAACGCAGTTTGCAGCCGGATACGCTGGAGCTTGTCAAAATGGCGATATGTGCCGTTGCGGATGTACGCTACAAAGACGATACGCAACGAGAAGTATCCAGCGAGACAATCGGTAAAATGTCACGCAGTTATGCTAAAAAGAGTAAGACGCTTGACCGCCAAAAGCTGGACGCAGCCCGTATGTATCTATACGATACAGGGCTATTGTATAGGGGGCTGGATGATGGATGTCACTGTATTTAACAAATATTATGACAGTGCAGCACACGAAGAAAAGTACAAGCGCACCGTCATAGATGCGTTAGCGTGGCAAGAGACAAAAGCGGCAAACATTGTAAAAAGTGGCATGCAGGACGCAGACAGTACAATGATTTTTATCCCTATGGGTCAGGATGGTTATATCAAGCCACTACAGTGGGACCATGTAAACGGCTGGACGCTGCAATCCGGCGATGTAATTGTAAAAGGCGCAATAGACCATACCGGGACTATTGAGGATATTTTTACAACATATGATGACGCAATTACCATTACCAGCGTGGATACATATGATTACGGCAGCCCCGATATGCAGCATTGGGAGGTGTCCGGCAAATGAGCAAGGGCGGCGCAACGATTACCATAAACATGGACAATACACAGCGCATACTTGCCCGCCGCGGACTGGAGAGCGGCGGAAAGTGTCAAAAATGGATGACGCACGAAATCCGGCGACTGTCCGACCCATATGTACCATTCCAGACCAATATACTCAAAAATGATACCGTTGAAGAGGGAGAGGACTATATTCTATATAATACCCCTTATGCGCGGTATCAGTGGGGTGGGCTTGTGATGGTCGGTGCGCCGCCAAAACAAGTAACAGACAAACCACTAACCTATAACGGTGCGCCGAAGCGCGGAAAAAAGTGGGTTTTGCGGGCATGGGCGGATAACGGAAATGATATTGTGCGCGGGGTAGCACGTATGGCAGGAGGTAAGGCGACAAAATGACATTGGCTGATTACGTTAGAGACTTTTTATTCACATATCCGCCGTTAGCGGGCGGCAGAATCAACGTTGACTACTTGGGTCCAAAGGTGAGGCAATACTCTATTGAGCCTAACCCGGTCAATCCGTTTATTAAGCGGTACATTGGCGGCGGCGGTAAAAAGCAATACTCATTTAACATCATGAGCCGCGTACCGTTTGGCAGCAACGAGCGGCAGAATATTGACAACAACGGTTTTTTTGAGGACTTGGCGGCATGGATGGAACAACAGACACGCGCGGGCGCATTGCCGGATATGGGAGACAAGCGGGAAGTGTTATCTATTGAGGCGGTAACACCGGGGTATTTGTATGTGCCAGGCGCGGACAATGCACAATATTGCATACAGTGCAGATTAGTTTATAATCAATATATTTAAGGAGTGATACATATGGCAAACAACACAGTTATGAGATACCAAATTGCTGATTATTTAGGTATCTTGGGAGACACAGAAAATTATGTCTTGTGCGGCAACGGTTTTACATCATTGGATGAGGATGTAGGAGCACAGAGTGATAACAAAACCTACATCAATCAACGCGCGGCATCAAAAGATATTACCGGTTATGAGACGGTATTCGGGTTTGAGAGTGACCTAATGGCGTCCGAAGATGCTATTATGGAGGTTTACGACATTGGACGTAATCACAAAACCGGCGCGGACGCTATCCGGGATTATGTGCGTGTTGAGATTTGGCGACCGATTGAGGGCAAAGCCAATACATTTGCTGCACGTAAGTTTATGGTATCGGTTGAGGTGTCCAGCGTAGAGGGCGATGGCGGAGAATCGGTATCTGTAAGCGGCAATTTTAATGCTTGCGGAGACCCGATAGATGGCGAATTTAACACAGTTACCCGTACATTTACGCCGCTTGATGGCACTACGGCAGTATTGGGAGAGTTGACCGTAACGAGTGCAGTAGGAACAGACAGCGGAACAACGGCAATCACTGTAACGCCGGCGCTTACGTCCGGCAATAGCTACAAATACAAAACCGGTTCCAGCGTTATCATGCCGGCACATGACCAATCTTGCACAAATTGGTCCGTTTGGGACGGTACATCTGATATTACGGCAACAACCGGTGATGATATTGTAATTGTTGAAGTTGACGCAAGCTATAAAGCTAAAAAGGCTGGAAAAACCACGGTTACAGCGGCAGAATAACATATGGGGCGGTTTCCGCCCCTCTTATTTTGAGGAGGAATCGCAATGGGAAAATTTGAGTTTAAAAAAAATACAGTAGAACTGGACATTGCCGGAAATGTTTTTGAGGTTGACCCAATCGCAGCACAGGGGCAAATGGGAGACTTTGCGGCACAGTGCGAACAGTGGCAGAATGACATGAAGGGAACACTTACACAAGAAAACGTAGAAAAAATATGCGCTGATATGGGGGATATGCTTGACCGATTACTCGGACAAGGGGCGTATCAAAAGATATTTGCCGGACGCGAAATATCCTTTTTTGACATTATGGACGTATTAATTTTCGCAATGAACGAAATTAACGATTTTTCCGCCCAAAAACGCTCTGAATATGGCGTGCCTAACCGCGCACAACGCCGAGCAGCTAAGAAAAAATGAGTATCTTAACAAAGCCACTGCTGGAAACAGTGCGGGTGG